TCATTGCGCTTTGGTTGCCCTGGTAATCGTCGAACAGCTCCACCGGCAGCTGCAGCGGCGAGCGAACGCCAAAAAAGCTGTCGGCCCAACTGCCCACGAATACTTCCCCGTCCCCCTGCTGCTGCCAGATGAAGTCGGGGATGTTGAAAACCCGGGCCAGGCTGTCCATGGCTTGGTAGCCAGCGGCCAGGCTGTAGAAGAACGGCGCCTTAACGCCGGCGTAGGACCGGTCCGGGACACGAAAGCGCAACCCGGTGTGCTGACTGATCTCGACCAGGACGGCACGCAAGTCGACGTGGCGCAGGTTCAGCGGTAACGGGTTGGCCAGGATTGCGGCCAGCTCGCGGCAGAACAGCACTTGTTGGGTGCTGCTGGCCGTGGTGGAGCGCTCGACGTAGCCAATGAAGTGGCGCTGCAACGTGTTGCCGTTGTAGCCGATATCGAGCGTGACCAGCCCCTTGATCGGCTTTGTGGCCTGAATGGTGAACGTCGCCCTGCCTGGACTTTTCGCATCCAGCCGCACTTCGTTTTTGACCAGGACGTAGGGCTGGCCGTTGATGGCCAATTCCTTGTGCAGCTTCATTGCTTGTCACTCCCGCCCAGCCAGGTGTCGACCTTTTTCAAGGTCGCTTCAAAACCGGTCAGCTCTTCGGGCGAACCAGGTGAGTCGCTGCCGCCGCCGACCGCACCGACCGCGCCGCCTGGGCCCGACTGCGCGGTGACCGCGTTGCCCGATCGCCGGCCCTCGACTTTCTCAGGGTTCGACAGTTTTTCAGTCAGGGTGAACTGGATCAGCCAGCCGCGCAGGTTGTCGTCTTCTCGGGCGCTGACGCCTTCGGTGAACGTAACCTGGCGCATGCCGAACGCGGCGGCGGTGTCATTGACGATTCGGTAGGTTTTGAGCTGGCCACCGCCTTCGGTGGCTTCCACCAGGCGCATCAGGTCGCGCAGTTGCACCTGGTCAACGAAAGGAATCATCAGGCTGACGGTCAGGGTCTTGGGCTTGAAGCCCTTGTGCCCCTTGTCTGTGTTGCTGGTCTGGCCTGACAAGTCGTCGCTCTCAATGCGCAGATTGCCGGTGACCTTGAGGTTTTTCCCGCGAACCTCTTGCCCATCCAGTAACAGCGTCATAGGCCCACCAGCTCGCGAACAAAGCTCAATCCCTGCTCAGATCCCACCAGAAGCGCGCCGGCGCACAGTACCCATTCATGCCCAGGGGGATCGCCGGCCAACAACGCCTTGCGTAACTCAGTGGCATTACCAGGGCCGATCAAACGGGCGCGCATGCTGCTATCGGGGTTGCCATCGGCCAGCAGGGCTTTGAGGTCGGCCAGTTGTTGATCACGGCCCTTTTGTTGAGCGGCTTTGCGGGTGGCCAGCGCAGCAAGGTCAGCCATGGGCGAGCTGTCGGCGGCGTAGCTCTCCAGGACTGCGAGTTGACCAGCCATGGATTGCTGCGCGGCCTTGACCACAGTGCAGCGCTCCAGGGGCAGCGACTGCCAATGCGGCAAAGTGCCAGCGGCGGGAATCTCCCACTTTTCCGTCTCCAGCCTGGACAGGTGCCGCGCGCGCCGTTCGGCTCGCACCAGGTCGGGCATGGGCAACAAGGCATTGAACCGTGCCAGGCTCGCGGCCAACTGATCAAAGCGCGTTGACAGGAACATCAGACACAGTGCGAACTGGGGACCAACTGGCCGGCCGGTGTCGCTCACGTCCACCAGTTTGCCGGCCAGCTGCTGCAGCAAGTTCGGTGCAGACAGGAAACGTTGATAGCCACGTCCCTGACCAATGCCACTCTGAAACGGCGTCACCACCAAGCACGCCGGCGCTTCGCCCATCTGATCAGTCAGTGCTGAACGGCCTGCAGCGATCACTCCCTGGGCAGCGTCACCCACGGGCCCGGGGCTGGTGGTGGTTTTGCCATTAAGCTCTGCCAGGCGTTTCGCGGTGCTGGCCAGCTCGCCGCTCGCCAGGCCCTGGGCCGCTGACAGTTGCTCCATCCATTCGGTGGCTTGGGCAGGCCAACGCATTGTCACCGGTGACCAGGTCATGTCAGGCATTGGGGAGCACCAGAACAGGCAGTTCGGCCACCAGATCAGAGCTGCTCGGTGTTTTGCGCTTGCCCTGCTCAATCGCCGTCAACTGGTCGTAGCAATAGGCCCAGCACAACGAGCGCCAGGTACGGAACGCTACCCCGTCAGCCTGGAATTTTGGCACTGCAGGTTCATCTGCGTAGCTGATCGCGTCCTTGAGGTCGGAGTAACCGGCCTTCTTGGCTGTTCGGTCCAGGAACAGCTGTACGCTGGTTACGTGCCCCGCTCTGACCTGCTCCCAGGTCAGAGGTGGCGGGTCCAGAGCCACGGGGCGGCCTTTCACCGCCTGAATAACTTTACCCAACGCTTGGGCGGCGAACAGCTCCTGATAGTCGCCCATCGTAATTTCCAGCAGCTCGCCGGCGGGCGGGAGGTTGCACGCAGGATTGGGGATTTCTACCAGGGGAGGCGTGGCCTTTGGGTCCTTAACCTTGATGGTCGGCGCCTTTTCAGTCGAGCCCTCGGGCGCCATCCAGTTGGGGTCAGGAATGCTGATCGTGGGGTGTTTCCACTTTGGGTCAGCTACCAGCAAGGTGCGCTCGCCATGGGCGCGGGTGTCGTAGAAGCCAGCGGTAGGTGCATGAAAATAGAGAGTCATAATTAGTATCCGGTGGCCTCCCAATAAATTTCATCTGGCGAGTTGAACGGGCCAGAAATCACGGAAAACTGGGTGTTGCTGACGATCAGAGTGTTGGTGCCTGTCGCTGGGTCTGAGTAGAAAAGGCTGGTGCGAGAGGCAACCAGGGACACACAGCGATTGGGGAACGCGATCGGAAAACTACGATGAGTTAAGGTGTCAGAAGCGCCCAACGTGAACCCCCATTGCCGAATCAGGCCGGTTTGCGCACATTTCCACCACCCGTTTGGGCTCAGCAACGCGGTGTTTTTTAGAACCGCACCGGGCACATCGGCGGTCGCTTGGGGCAAATTGGTAAGCCGGCTTCCATCACCGCTGTAGGTGCCGACGATGTTCAGGTTCCCACCCTCGCTGATGGTCAGCGCGTTGTTGGTATTTCCTACATGAAACACAACGTTGGCAGGCGTGTTTGAACCGCCGCCGGACCAAACGTCCATGGATGCCAGATGACGTTCGGCCCAGTTGGTAGCCTTCCAAATCAAATATGCGCTGCCATTGTTCGTGCTATTGATTTGCATAGCGGGCTCTCGGGCACGCCAGTCAACGAACCCGCCGGCCATTGAGGGAAAGTCATAGGTGACCGTTCCCGTCAAAAGCCCACCACTGAGCGGTAATTTTGAGTTGTCAGCGATCGCGATGTTGGCGGTCCCATCGAACGCTACGCCGTTGATGAGACGAGGCGCTGCCAGCTTTGTCGCTGTGGCGGCATTGCCCGACACAGCAATGTCATAGGTGCCACTCAAGCGGGCCTTGGGCAGCGTGCCGAGGGTCAGCGCGTTGGCATTCAAGCCCGTCAGTTGCCCGCCGTCACCAAAATACGATCCCTTGATGCTCAGGTGGCCAGAGCCGTCCAGGGTGAAAGCCGCAGCCGTACCGCCCACATGCATGACCACGGATGGAATTGAGGTTGCACTGCCACCGGCGTAGACCTCCATGGCGGCCAGATGGCGCTCGCTCCAATTGGTGCCCTTCCAAACGGAATACGCGGCGGCGTTTGCGGGGCAATCAATCTGAATGGCTGTTTGGCGCTCCTGCCAACTGACAAAAGAGCCGCCAATCATGGGCACGTTGAATCGCACGCCACCGGTCAGCACTCCGCCGCTAAGTGGCAACTTAGAGCCGTCACCGATCGCGATGTTTTGAGTACCGTCAAACGGCACACCGTTGATCAAACGCGGCGTTTCCAATCGTGTGGCCGAACCAGCGTTACCAGTCACCTGGATATCGTAGGCACCATACAATCTCGCTCGGGGAACGCTACCTGCACTGAGGGCATTAGCGTTGAGATTGACCAGCCCTCCGCCGTTACCCTGAAGCAAACCCGTGATTGCCACGCCATCGACAGATACCCGAACGCCGTTACCTGTCGCATAACCATCGGCCCCCAATCCCATGAACAGCGTTTGAAAGCCAGCGGACGTGCCAAACCCGCCAATGCTGCCGACGGCTTTACCGCCCGACGTAAACAAAAACCCCCGCGCCCAGCCGCTCCCAAAATAGTTTTCAGCGGCATATTCCACATCGCCAATCATCGTGCCGCCAGTCAGCGGCAGTTTTGTGGCGTCTCGTACGGTGATGTCTTGCGTTCCGTCGAAGGCCACACCGTTGATAGAGCGGGCATCGGCCAGCCTTGTGGCGGACCCCGACCGCAAGTCAGGGTAATGACCCACCTTGGCGGCGAAATGATCCACCAGCGGGCCGTCGATTGGTGCAGTAGTGCGCAGGTCGTTGATCTGGTTCGCGTTCACCAGGTGCGCCAATGGAATGCAGTAGTGCCAGCGGCCGTCGGTGTCCAGGTAGTCGACCTGGTTAGGATCAAATACCACTTTCCAGCTGGCCAGCACGTCGTTCAGCTCACGGCGCAGCGTGACATGTAGCCACACCGGTGCCGGCAACGCCGGCGGCGCGATCGGCAAGGCCCTGGCCAGCTCAACGCGGATACCCTCGATGTACGCCAGCCCTGGTTTGAGCTGGTATCCGGCCGCGACCTTTTCCACCTGCAGGCCGCTACGATAGAAGCACGCCCGACCAAACACGTCGCGGTTGCTCAGTCGCTCCCGCTCGTCGATCCCCTGTAAACGCACGGTGAAGTCGTGCTGCCAGGTGCTGGCATCAATCGTGATGCCGGTCAGTGCCTGGGCACCGTCGAACATCACCAGGATGTTACGGGTGACGTTGTTGCCGATCTGCTGCGGCGGGATGTTCTTGCGCTTCTGCTGCAGTGGTACATAAGCCACGGCCAACAGAACATTCTCGACCGTTTCCAGGCCGATCCAGTTCCAGTCAAAGTCCCCGATATCGCTCCCCAGCATTGAGCTGTACACCACCTGGTTGGGGTTCACGAAGCCGATGTTCTGCGCTGGGATCGTGTAACTGTGGACGATCTGCGCCGCCGGCGGCTTCGGCGCGGCACGATTGACCGGGCTGTTCGGGTTCAGCCCGGGCACGTTGGCAAAGACAAAGCGCACTACATCGAGGCGCTGTTGCGCACCCAGTTTTTGGGCGATCAGGCTTTCACCTGCAAGGGTAATACTGGCTCCCACAAGAGGCTCCTACAGGCTGACAATCAGCGTTTGCTGATCGTCGTTAAAGTCAGCCGCGACGAGGCGCAGCGATACGGGGGTGAGGGTCACGAAGTCATAGCGCCGGCAGGTGCGGCCGTATTGCTGAATCAGCACGCGCAACAGCTCCGGGTTCTGCGATAGCTGGGAGTCGGAAAGACGCAGCATCACCACGTCCCAGTCCCGATCGGGCATGCGCTCGTCAATCTCGACGTAGCCCACGCCCAAACGCTGCAGGATGCGCTTGAGCCCCGCCGTGCTGCCGGCGTCCACCGCGTTGATAAAGGCGAACTTGACCCGCAGGCGATACAGGCTCTCCGGTTCGTCCTTGAAACGGCTTATATCCCGTTGCCAGGCCAGCAGGTCCAGCACGGTCAGGTGGCAGGTGTCGGCATCCATCTGCAACAGCGG